ACATTTTCACAGGTGAAAATTTAGACATACAGGATCTAAGTATCGATTACAAAGTTGCATACTTCCAGGCGAGATTAAAGGATTTCGAAGCAACAGACGATCGTAAAAACAAAATAGTTGATGCACAGGATAAAATAGATGGGCGTGTGGCAAATCCAGTGGATCACTATGGTGATCAGGATTTTTCAACAAGGTCATATCCTCACTCAGCCAAATCGGAAGGAACAGGAACCATTGGAGGCACGCCAACGCAGTTGGATTCTTTTTTGGATGCCTTGACACACCCTCTGGCTGACATGGTCAACATCAGAATGGAGATACTTGGAGATCCCGCATGGATTAGCCAATCACAGTTCATACCACTTAACGCTAAAAGTTTTGCACAAGGCACCGGAAAAGGAACAGATCCTGACATAGATTATTGGAGGGCAAACAGAAACAGGATTTGGAATGACGAACTGCGTTGCTACAACACAGACGTTGCAGAGCCAATAATACTGCTGAATTTTAGAATGCCGACCGACATCAACGATAGAACAGGTGTTTATGAACTACAGAGTGATCAGTCAGCGGCGTTCAGTGGATTATATAGGGTTGTACAGGTGGAACACAACTTTGTGGATGGCAGGTACACCAACAGTCTACATCTAACCAGATTCAATAACCAAGGTGTTGATATATCCAATCCAATATCAAGTATAAATGTTACGACCAGGGATGGCGAATCTTTTGTCTTACGTAGAGATGAACTTAAAACTTTTTACAATGAAAAAGACTTGATAAATGTAAGATCCAACATTGTTAGCATAAGAAAAAAATTCTTGGACCTCGCCACTGCAAATGTAAGTAGAGTTAAGAAAGAAATATCTAAGACAATCGGTAAAATAAAAGGATTTATAAGTTAATGTCATTACACAACTATCTAAAAGGAGACGCATCAACCCCTCAAGCACCAGGTGGTGATAAATCTTGGACAGGACAAAATCCAGGTCCTTATCTGGCTGTTGTCAAAAACAACATAGACCCAACCAGGATGGGAAGGTTACAAGTTTTTATACCAACACTTGTGAAAGCAACCGATCCTGTTGAGAATCAATTGATAACCTGTGATTACCTCGCTCCTTTTTATGGAGCCAAAGGTGGAAAATTTGTTAAAGGTGCCGGCATCGGTTTTGAAGATTCTCAACACTCCTATGGTATGTGGATGGTACCGCCAGACCTCGAAACAAAAGTTTTGGTGATATTTGCTGAAGGAAAAATGGAGCAGGCCTATTGGATAGGTTGCGTCCAAGAGCCTTTCACAAACCACATGACACCAGGAATAGCGTCCAGCACCAACACAAATGATGCTTTGGATGGAACCTTTGAAGGGGCCGACGCAGGATTTCAACAAGACAAACAATCAACATATGGGTCAAAAAATGTGCCATCGGGTGAGCTCAACAGGAACAGAGCAGGAGCATTACAAAATAACAACTACGAATCACTACCTAAGCCCATCCATCCTTTTGCAGAAACACTGTTGGCACAGGGTCTTAGTGCAGATGATATAAGAGGGAACACATCAAGTTCGGCACGAAGAGAAACACCTAGTGCGGTTTTTGGCATAAGCACCCCGGGAAGAAAAGACCTAGGCTCAGCACAGGAAAAAGTTGGTGTTAAGGGATCAACGAGACTAGACCATGTAACTAGAGGCACAGGGCACACTTTTGTAATGGATGATGGTGCTGTTGATGGAACCAACCAACTTACAAGGTTAAGGACAGCGACAGGCCATCAACTGCTGATGCACGACACCGAGGGTGTGGTATACATAGCCAATGGTTCAGGGAACGCCTACATAGAAATGCAAAGGAATGGCAGGATAGATTTGTACTCCGGAGTTGGAGGAATAAATTTAAGGACTGAAGGTGACTTCAACCTACACTCAGATTCCAATATTAACATGCACGCCGGAGGACAGATAAGGATGAGTTCGTCCGGTGAGTTGGTGCAAAGTGCCGGCACCTACATGATGAATCTAGGTGAGAAGGGAATATTCAACAGTTCACAGGCAGGATCCATTAGGGACTACGCCAGAGATGGTCTAAGTTCATTCACAGAAGGCACCCAGTTGCACGGAGCGGGAGGACAGATACACCTGGCAGGCGCACAGGTCCATTTCAACTCCACCGGCGCCAGCACTGCATGGGGACCTAAATGGTTAGACACGGATGCCGCGGCAATCACTGAAAGAGAAGAAGGAGATGTCGAGTTGGCACAGAAAGGGATTAAACCACTGGAGCCATTCACTAGACAGACAAAAACCACAGTACACAGATTTGTCACACACGAACCTATGTTTAGGGCAAGTGTGATAGCCAGTGATAGTGTGATACCTATTGATGTCGATGACAAAAAGCAATGGAGCAAAAATGCTAACACTCCAGGTACTCCCGAGTTTGTAAACAATAAAAATAGGCTCAGTGCCAACAGTGCTATTAGAGATGCACAGTACCAGGCAGATGCCTTGACATATGTGAAGCAGAAGATGGGCAAGAGCACCAACGTTGTGAAGGCCAAAAAACTTTTGACAGACTTCGGCACAAAATACAATGAAATATACGGAATATCCGAAAAAATTAATCTGCCGTTCAACATAAAGGACAGCATATCCGAGAAAGTAAAAGGCTTCAGTGTAAACTCGACTGTAGATAACATAACCAGCAGTCTAACGTCACAGGTTATAGATAATTTCACAGGAAAGAGTACGCAACTGTTCAAAGACAATGTATTTGTTAACAGCGCCGGCGAACTGTTCTCATTAGGCAACACAGTGTCAGGCAATGTTGATTTGGCCAACCAGGCCCTGAACACACTTGATGGTCTCACAAAGAACCTGTCAACAAAAAACATAGGTGCAACCATAGGCAGTATATCCAGCATCACACAGAACTATCAAAGCGTAATCGGAGGACAGATAGTTGGCATAAATCAAGTTAAGAGTCTGGCCAGCAAGGCAGGACTTTTCAATGCCAGGGAGGCCGGTATAATGGGTCAAAGTTTCCTACAGAACGTTGGGACCAACATAGCCTCCAACATAGGTACCATAGCAGGAAAGGTCAGCACATTCTTCTCTTCGTCAGGATTCTTCAGTGATGAAAGGCTAAAAGAGGATATTAGATTTGTTGGAAAGTCACCAGCAGGTGTAAATGTTTATTCGTTTAAATACAAACAGTTGCCTGGCAGGTACATGGGCGTGATGGCTCAGGAGGTACCATGGGCAAGGCACATGACAGACACTGGTTATTATGCAGTGGATTACACAAAGGTGGATGTCAAATTTAGGAGATTACAATAATGGCATACGGAAGCGGTGGTGGTAGCAGTGGAGGCGGATCCGGAAGTGGATTGACTAACAAATCAGTTACCTTCAAAGGTTTCAGTTCTCGTGCGGACAAGCAGAACTTCAAACTGTATGACTTCGAAGTAGCAAAGCAGGACCTTATCAACAGGTTATCAGTGCGTAAGGGCGAGAGAGTGGAAAATCCTGAATTTGGAACCATTATATATGATGCCATATTTGAACCATTCACAGAAGCACTTAAGGCGACGATAGTTGAAGATGTGACCGCAAACCTTAATGCTGATCCACGGATATCCACAGAGGAAATACTGGTCACAGAAGCAGACAAGGGCATATCAATACAGGCCACAATAACCTATGTGCCATTGAACATCACTGAGAAACTGAGGTTCAATTTCGACGAAAACTCACTTCTGCGTCTATCTTAATATACGCATATTTCCTAACACATAAATACCGTTGTAATTACAATGGCCACTACAGATAGACAAAACAGATTATTAGTTGCGGAAGATTGGAGAAAGATCTACCAGGCGTTCCAACAGGCAGATTTCAAAAGTTACGACTTTGAAACTCTCAGAAGAACAATGGTGGCTTATCTACGTGAGAACTATCCAGATGATTTCAATGATTTTGTTGAAAGTTCTGAGTATGTTGCACTTATAGATCTAATCGCATACATATCACAGGCACTTTCTTTCAGGGTCGACTTAAACGCCAGAGAAAACTTTCTTGAAACGGCCGAGAGAAGGAATTCAGTTTTAAGATTAGCAAGGCTAATAAACTACAACGCGAAGAGAAACAAACCTGCCACAGGGTTATTGAAGATTGATACTATATCTACAACACAAGATGTACAAGACAGCTCAGGTACCAACCTAGCAAATGCTAACATCATTTGGAATGATTCGGCTAACGCTAATTACAGAGAACAGTTTACTGCGGTGCTTAATGCCGCCAACCAGACAGGACAACTTTTCGGCAAACCAAGAGAGTCGGGAACAATAGGTGGTATAAACACAGAAGTATACACGTTAAGTTCCAACCAGTTAGATTTACCAATATTCAAATTTCAAACATCGGTAGGAGGTACAACTAGATCATTCGAGGTAGTGCCAAGTACAATCACTGATTCCGAGAGCATATACGAATCAACACCAGTGCCAGGCACAGGACTAACTTATACCTACAGATCGGATGGATCAGGCGACAGTAGTAACAACACAGGATTTTTCTTCCTATTCAAACAAGGAGTTATGGAGAACCAGGAGTTTACTATTGACACTTCTGTAACAAATTATATTCAAAGCCTTTCAGCAACGAACATTAATGATACAGATATCTATTTGTACAAATTAGACCAGTTTGGACAGTTGTCTGAGTTATGGACAAAGGTACCATCGCTGTCAGGCAACAACGCAATTTACAATTCATTGTCAAAGGCAGAAAGAAACACTTACAATGTTGTTACAAAGGCAAATGATTCAGTCGACCTTGTGTTTGGAGACGGAAACTTCTCCAACATTCCATTAGGAAATTTTAGAACATATTACAGGACTAGCGACAACGCCAAGTATGCAATACAACCTGCAGACATGCAAGGCATCCAATTGTCGGTGCCTTACACGGACGCCAATGGCGCAAGGCAGTCATTGAGTATGAGCTTGAGTTTGAAGTCCAGCGTATTCAATT